TTTTAGTAAATTCAGGTAACACTGAGGTGTATTCATATCTATTTGTTTATAATAGTGGAACGTCAAGATTTGATGTTACAAAATACACATATAATGCAACATTAAACACTGATTATGACGGTAAAATTGTGTTATCTTTTAGACCAAGAGGTTCATACGTTGGTCAAACATTGAATCTTGAAGTTACAACAAATAGTAATTTTAATATAAATGGAACTGGTTTAACTACAAACCCATTATCAGAATTTACGGTAAATGTAACCGGTTCAACAAGTGGTGCAAAGACTTTCACTTGTAGTATGGATACATCTTCATCAAAATATGTGACAAAAGTATTTGGTATCGATGTATATGATAGATTAAAATCGGACATTCCAATTTATGTTTTTGAATCGTACCCTAATTATCTTTTAGAAGCATACAAACAGGGTTATATTAGAGGTTTAAGTCTAACCGAAATTTATGAAAGTGAAGGGAATTCTTTTAGAACACAATGGGACACACCAGTATCGCCAACGATAGTGTCAGAAGTCCGTGGTGGTGAAGTTGTTGATTTATTTGATATTGTAACAATTTCAGATGGTGATAGTGCAAATTTTGAAGTAAAAATATCAATAATAAACATCAACATCGAAACCGGTGAATTTGATTTAATTGTTAGAGATTTTAATGATACCGATGATAATATTGTTGTACTTGAAAAATTTTCAAGATGTTCAATGAATCCAGATTTACCTGGTTTTGTTGCTAGAAAAATTGGAACATCTGATGGTGAATATGAATTACGTTCAAGATATATTATGTTATCTATGAATGCCAGTGCACCATCTGACGCATATCCCGCGGGATTCAAAGGGTTTGTTTCGAATGGTTCCTATGATTCAAAAACTTTAGGTTCCGTTATGTATAAGACAGAGTTTTATGACGCTGGCGATACAATGGGATACGAATCTGATGGAACACCAATATTATCTTCAGGAGATAAAGTAAGAAGAACTTATTTTGGTTTATCAAATCAAGTTAGTCAAGTTACATTTGATAGAGATTTATTTAAGTTTAAAGGTGTAAACGCCACCACAACAACTGAAGGTTTCCATTTATCAACAAACGCATCAACTTTAACAGGTACAACGTTTTTAACCACTCCATATGACTTGGAAGGGCAAACAGATGAAACCAATAATAAATTAACAAACATTAATTACAGAAAATTCACATTAGCAGTATGTGGTGGATTTGACGGTTGGGACATCTATAGAAGTGTTAGAACATATGGAGATGCATACATTTTTGGTAAACCAACATATGTAAGTGGTAATACAACGAATGGAGGTGTTTTTAGCACTACCGTTGGAAATTCGGACTATTATTCATACATAAAAGGAATTGACACTTTCTCAAATCCAGAGGCGGTTGACATTAATATATTTGCAACACCAGGTATTAATTTTTATGACCACAGTTCATTAACGGCATACGCTATTGAAATGGTTGAAGAAGATAGAGCGGACTCGTTGTATGTAATATCAAGTCCAAATCAAACATCTAGTGATGAAATCATCGATTCATTAGATTTAGTTGCAATTGATAGTAACTATTCCGCAACATATTGGCCGTGGATACAAGTAAGAGATGTTGATAATGCTACTCAACTTTATTTACCACCAACAGGTGAGGTGTTAAGAAACATCGCATTAACCGATAATGTTTCATTCCCTTGGTTTGCGGTAGCTGGATATTCGAGAGGTTTGGTAAATTCTGTTAAAGCATTTAAAAAATTAACATTGGACGAAAGGGATGATTTATATAAAAACAGAATTAATCCAATCGCAACTTTTGCGGATACTGGTACAATAATTTGGGGTAATAAAACCTTACAAGTTAGAGAATCTGCACTAGACAGAATAAATGTTAGGAGACTTTTGTTAAGAACAAGAAAACTTATTTCAGCAGTTGCAGTTAGACTTTTATTTGAACAAAATGATGAACAAGTTCGTAATGAATTTTTAAGATTGGTGAATCCAATACTAGAATCAATAAAAAGAGAAAGAGGATTATTTGAATTTAGAGTAACTGTTTCAAATGACCCAGAGGATATTGATGCAAATACATTGAGAGGTAAAATTTATATTAAACCTACTCGTTCTTTAGAATTTATCGATTTAGAATTTATAATAACACCAACTGGTGCGTCTTTTGAAAATATTTAAAAGAAAATTTTTAATCACCCAGTATATACTAGTTTCTATTTAAACTAGAAATACTTTATATTATTATAATCTAGATAATAAAACTAGACTAGAAATAATAAAAACTAGAAATAATAAATACTAGTATATACTGGGCTAATAAAATATAAACAAAAAAAATCAAATTATCAAGAATTTACATAAAATTTTCTTTTTTAATGGTTTTTTCTTTCATTGATATATTTATAGGTATATTAAAACTATCACAATAATAACTTTAAAAAAAATATAAAAAAATGGCGGATTTACTAATGAAAATGCCGGTTCCATATGAACCAAAACGTCAAAATAGGTTTATTTTAAGATTTCCATCTTCATTGGGGATTAACGAATGGTATGTATCATCTGCTGCCAGACCTTCAGCAAAAATAAATTCAGTAGCAATACCTTTTCTAAATACTTCAACATATGTTGCTGGTAGATTTGAATGGAATGAAATGAGAGTAACTTTTAGAGACCCAATCGGACCTTCAGCAGCACAGGCTCTAATGGAATGGTTTAGATTACATGCGGAATCTGTTACGGGTCGTATGGGATATGCCGCGGGATATAAAAAAGATATTGAATTAGAAATGTTAGACCCAACAGGTGTCGTTGTTGAAAAATGGATAATGCAAGGTACTTTTATCACCGATTTAAATTTCAATGATTTAGATTATTCAAGAGATGAAATTGCAACAATTACTTGTTCATTGCGTCCAGATAGATGTATCTTAGTGTACTAATATAAAAAAAAATATTATTTTATTAACAAAGGTCTTCTATCTAATAGAAGACCTTTACTTTTTTATAAACTTTTGTAACTTTTAATAGTTATATTTAAAATTAAAACTATGAATGATTTATTAAAATTTGAACCTGTAGAGCCATTAATTGAAAACAGATATCTTATTAACATTATTGGAGCATATATACCCCAATTTCTTTTTAGAAAATATAAAATTTATAATGAAGGTGAAGAATTAATCTTTTCAACAGAATTTTATGAAACTGTCAATTTTTCATTTAATCCAAAAGATTTTTTTGATATTACCGATGTTAAAATAGATTATCTTTCACCTATTGGTGATGTTATAAATTCATTAGTATTTAAAATTAAAGGTTCAAATTTTGAAAAAGAGCAATCGTACTCCGGTGTCGATTTACAAACAAATAAGTTAAAATTTATTATAGACAAAGAAACTATGAACTTAGTATTTAAATCAAATGAAGAAAACAAATAACATATGGAAGAATTTAGAATAGACCCAAACATTTCTTATGATGTTGTTGAATTACCATCAAGAGGTATATTTTATAAAAATAAAAAGAAATCATTAAGAGTAGCATATTTAACCGCATCTGATGAAAATATATTATCTGCACAAAATTTAATTCAAAATAATACAGTTGTTGATGAATTATTAAAAAGAAAAATTTTAGATAAAGACATAGATTTTGATGAGCTAGTGGATGAAGATAGAATGTCTATTTTAGTTTTTTTAAGAAATACCGCATTTGGTTCTGATTATAGTTATAAAATAGTTGACCCAAAAACAGGGAAAGAATTTGAAGTTAGTTTTGATTTAAGTGAATTATCATTTAAAGATTTTAATCTTGAATCAAATGAGAATGGTGAATTTAAATACACAACCACCAATACAAAAATCGATATCACTTTTACGTTTTTAACAAAAAAACAAGAAAAAGAAATAGAACAAATTGAAAAAAGTTGGAATGGATTAGGGGTTCCGCCAATTGTTACTAAACAATTAGAGTTTATGATTAAATCTGTTGCCGGTAATAAAGACCCTATGAATATTAGAAATTTTATTGAAAATTTACCAATCAAAGATTCTCAAGATTTTAGAAAATATGTTAGAGAAAATAGACCATCTTTAGATTTAAAAAAACAAGTAACGACCCCATCAGGAGAGAATATCCAAGTAACCATTGGATTCGGGGTTGAATTTTTTCGTCCTTTCTACGGAATATAGAAAAACACAATTAGACGAAATATTATTTTTAATAAAGAGAGGGTTCTCATACGGTGATATCCTTTCAATGCCAATATCTATTAGAAGATATTATGTAAATTACATTATGGAATTAGAAAACTCAAAGAATTGATATTTATGAGTAAAATCTTTTATGAGAAGTATTAATGATTTTAAAAGACTTGCCTATCAAAGTGGTGGAAATAAACAAACGTATGATATCTTATGTAATAGTCCGAACGCAGTAACGTCAAGTGAAACCTCGGCGTATTTACAAGGATGGTTAGATTATGAGAAAGAACAAAATAAAGTTAATACATCTACTTCATCAAGTGAAGGTATTGATTTAACTAGTGCAAAAAATATACAAAATTTAACAAGTAGTGTTAAATCATATCGAGCAACTGATAAAGATTTAATACAACCTGGTACAATACTTAAT